AGTATTGGCAGATAAGAAGCTATGTAAAAAACTTGTGAGTTCTATAATTAAAAAGACTGGTAAGGGTGTTAATAATTTTCTAAATAAATAAGCTTTAAGGGGGTTAATATGAAAATATTATTATTAGCAGTAATTATTCTTTTTGGATGTGAGTATGAATACTTTAACCAGATTGACTATTTTAATAGCTTAAATTATACTGATGCAAATATCCAGGCAGTTATTAAAAAACACACGAACAATAAAAATGATGATGTTTATTACAGCTTTACATTAACTTCTATTGTGGACCACGTATTCAACTATGATAAAACAGAATTTTATATAGATGACGATTTTATCGGGTTTTATTCTAATAGTTATTTAACATATTCTTACACTAACCAAAAGAATATAAACTATAAGATAATATTATATAATGATTCTGTTAATGTTGGTATAATTAACGGGGTGGCTATAATAGATTACAGCATAATAGAATAATTTAGTTGACAAAAATAATAGTGTTAGGTAAGTTAGAAGAATGAACAAAGGAAATAATATATAATGAGCGGTAAAGATAACCTTATCCCATTAACCACGGAAAAAGCACGGGAAATAGGGAAGAAAGGCGGTATTGCTTCTGGTAAGGCAAAACGTGAAAAGAAGTTAATGTCTGCTATTTATGCCGAATATCTTGAAAAGGAACACGACTTAGGCGGTGGCAAAAAGATAACAGGTGAGAAGCGTGTAAGTCTTATAATTGACGAAATACTACAAAGGGGAGATTCTCCAGCAGTGGCAATGATGAAAGAGATTAGAAGCGCTACCGAGGGGGATAAACTAAATGTTACTGCTGATATTAACGTAATATATGCGGATGAACAGGATAAAGACGTTTGACAATTAAAAAGACTGACAAACAGCGTAAAGCAGTAGAATTGATGATTAACTCCATTGAGGTATTGCTTGAGGGCGGTTCAAGGTCTGGCAAAACTTTTATAGAGATATATGTTATAATATTAAGAGCTGCAAAATATAACGGGACCAAACACGTTATTGTAAGAAAGGCTTTCAACCATGCGAAGCTGTCAATATGGCACCAAACACTACCAGATGTATTTAAAAAAGCATTCCCTAACCTAAGATATAAAGAAAATAAAACTGACTGGTTTATACAGTTGGATAATGGTTCACAAATATGGATAGGAGGCACAGATGACAAAGAACGTGTTGAAAAGATATTGGGTTCAGAATGGGATACTATATTTCTGAATGAAATTAGTCAATTAAGCTATGATATTTACGAAACATTCAAGACAAGATTAAATCCAAAGAAAGGCGTAAAAGCCTTAATGCTACTTGACCAGAATCCGCCGTCAATGAATCACTGGTCGTATAAAAGATTCCACTTAGGCAAAAATCCGGAAAACAATCAACCACTTGAAGATAAAGATAAAAAAAGGCAGTCTTATTTAAAAATGAACCCTTCGGATAATATAGAAAATTTATCTGATACATATATGGATACTCTTGAATCAATGAGTGAATCAAAAAAGCGTAGATTTTTATACGGTGACTATGGAGATGATTCAGAATTTGCATTATGGCGTAGAGAGTGGATTGTTAATAATAGGGTTTCTGTAAAGCCTGAATCACTTGACAGGGTAGTTGTAGCAGTTGACCCCGCAGTAACCGGAAGAGATACAAGCGATGATACAGGTATAATAATTGTTGGTAAAGTACAAATAGGTGTTGACATACATTATTATATTTTAGATGATAGGACTTATCATGGCGATGTTACCGGATGGGGAATGGAAGTATGCGCAGCGTATGATAAGTTTAAAGCTGATTTTGTAGTTGGTGAAACTAACAACGGCGGAGACTTGGTAAAGGTTAATATTAGAAACTATAATAGAAATATAAAGTTTGAATCAGTTCATGCTTCAAGGGGTAAGACTGTAAGAGCTGAGCCAATAGCTGATTTATATAGGCGTGGGTTGGTTCATCATGTTGGTGAATTTTTAGAGCCTGAAGATATGATGTGTACATGGACAAAAGAAGATAAGGAAAGCCCAAACAATATGGACGCTTTGGTCTGGGGTGTTTGGGCTTTATCTGATAAAAGTAAAAAATATGCTGAGGTGCTAAGATGACAATTGAACTAACAAACAGAAATTATATTACAGTTGATGATTCTGAAAAACTAACAGAAGCGGACATTATAAAGATTGTCAATGGATATGTTAACGGCAATGAAATTGCCAGGCTGCAAAAATATGATGATTATTATCAATGCGAAAACAGCTTTATTACTGGCAAGGTTAAAGACAAAGCAGCAAGAAATAAAACACCTAATAACTGGATTCCTACAGCTTATTATTCAACCATTGTTGACACTCTAAGCGGTTATATGTTTGCAGATGTGCAATATATGACAGATTCACAAGACTTCAAAGAAGTGCTTAAAAACAATAATGTAATGATTAAAGATATGAATGCGGGTATAAGGTCACTTGCTTATAACAAGGCCACAGAGATTGTATACACCACAGGAGACGGTATAAACGGCTTTGAGATTAAATTCAGTCAGATAGACCCAAGACAAGTTATATTAGTTTTCAATAAAGATATAGAACCAAAGTTGTTTTGTGCAATTCGTGTAATGCTTACAGACAAAGATTATGATTATAAGATAGATGTAATTTATAATGACTTATGGTCAAGCCATTATATCAAGGGTGAAACTATATCTTTGATAGAGTCTAAGCCTTTATATTTTAAAGAATGTCCGGTTGTATTCTATTTTGCTGATGACATGGCCATACTGTCAGTATTTAACAAAATAATACCATATATAAATGCACTGGACTTTTTAATAACTGGAAACGCTAATGATATAGAAAAACTATCTGATGCAATCTTAATATTAACAAAGATATTAAAAGATTCAGACTTAAAAAATCTTGAAGAACTAAAAGCAATTATGGACGTAGCACCAGAAGAACGAGCTGAGTATTTGACAAAGAACACTGACCCATCATTCAGGGAATATGCCAGCAAGCTAATAATACAAGAGATACATAAGCATAGCCATGTAGTAGATTGGTATTCACCAGATAGCGGATTAAGTGGTGAGATATCAGCAAAGGCAATGAAGACACGATTATTTGATATGGATATGTTTAGTAAAAAAGTTGAAATGGTTTATAGAATTGGTGCAGAAAAACGGATAAGGTTAATAAATGATTGTCTATTTAAAAAAGGAAAACAGACAGCGGATGATGTCGAAATAATATTCAATAGAACTTTACCGGATGACTTTTTAGATACAATGACAGCATTAAATCCTATTACTTATATTTCTGATAAAACAAAGCTGGAACTTTCTAATATTGATGTTGAAGAAGAGATTAAAAGAATTGATGAGCAGAAAACTGCTAACATGGAAAGATTCAACATAAATGATATAAGTCAAGATGATAATAATATGGATGATAATGCAGAATGACATGGAAAAGCTTCCGAGAGGAATCATTTAGATTAACTGAGGACGGTGTACAAAAACTTGTTCCTTATATAGTTGAACAATATAAACTTGCACAGCGTAGCATAGATGCGGAATTAAAGACTGTTTATGCAGAAATATTAAGCGGTGTTAAACCAGAAGATTATTATAACACTATGCTTAAATATAACAGACTGTCTTCACTGCTTGATAATGTTACAAGGCAATATATTAAATTCAGTAAACAAGCCGGTTTATTTGTAGGTCGGGCCGGTGAGCTTTCAGCTTCAAACAATTTCTACCAAAGTCAATTCTCTACAAATTGGCTGGTCCCTGGAATAGACTTCGCATTGATACCTAATGACCTTATACAAATATCTGTTTATAGTTCTGTAGAAGCATTTAAAAGATATGAAGCGTCAATTCTTAAAAAAATATATGGTTCTGGTAGTAAGTACTTCCCACAGGCTGGGACACTATCAGAATTTCTTGTATCACACCGGATAAAAGAAGTAGAACAAATACAACGGTCAATCACACAAGGTCTTATCCAAGGCAAATCTTACACTTATACATCTAATACAATCAAAGATGTAATTGGCAGATTTTTAGTTAAAGACGGCATCGAAAATACAACAGGGGCAATAGCCAACAGCTTAAGAATCGTCAGAACAGAATCAGCACGTATAATGTCAGATGCTGCAGATATGAACACAGAATATGCAAGGTCAGAGGGTGTTGAAATTGTACGGGTTTGGTTGGCTTCTTTGGATATGAGAACAAGGCCAGTTCATGCAAGACTTGACAACAAGCCTGAGAATGAAGATGGCATATGGCAAACAAGCGCCGGTGACACAAGGGGAGTTGGGAGATTTGGTTCAATAGGGCAAAATATAAATTGCAGATGCACTACATATGAAAGTGTAAATGGTAGTGAGCCGTCAATAAGGCGTGGGCGGAACCCTGTTACTGGTGAAAATGAAGTATTCAGCTTCAAAGACTTTGAACAATGGGCAAAAGACAATAATGTTACTAAAAATAAGTTTGGTCAGTTGGTAGCAAAAAACACTTGACAAATATTACTTTGTGATACATATTGAGATAAACGTAACACTAATAAAACAGGAGACTTAAAATGACAGAACCAAATCAAGGAGTGCAAGTGCAAGAAGAAACAGCAAGTGCAAGCGTTGAGCCAAAAGTTGAAGAAAAACCAGTTGATGTTCAAGCGCAGATTGATGCTGCCAAAGCCGAAATTGAGCTTAAATATAAAAATGAAATAGCCGGTCTTAATCGTAAAACTACAGACTTGCAAAAATCATTAAAAGAAAAAGAGCTTGAAGGCAAAAGTGAAGAAGAACGCCTTAAGGCTTTACAACTGGAAAAAGAACAGATTTTAAAAGATATTGAAAATCTTAACAGGGGACGAATTGTTGACAAGACTTTAAATGGTGCGGGGCTGCCGCTTGACTTTGCAAAACGTATCATTGGAGAAGATGAAGCAGCAATAGTTCAGGATGTTAAGGATTTTAGTGAGTACGTGGAAAAGCTTGCACAGGAGCGGGCGGATAAGATTATAAACGAGAGGATGTCAGGAAAAGCACCGGAGAACGGAAAAGCGCCGACAGGATTAAAAATTAAAAATATTGATTTTATGGCAATGCCAGCCAAAGAAAGGGCGGCCTTTGTTGCTAAAGGTGGCACCGTGGAATCAGCAATTAACTAAGGAGAACGCAAATGTCAAATACAATGACTGACCTAATACCAGTTTTATTTTCAGCAGCACAAGAAGTTTCTAATGAGCCAGCAGGGGCATTGGATTCTATTAGTATGAATTTTGATGACAAAGGGGCAGCAATAGGTGATACTATTAAATTACCTTTAGCACCAGCAGCAGCACAAGCAGCTTATACTCCAGCAATGACAACAACTGCCGGTACTGACAAAATTGCTGATGCTATAGAAGTATCAATTGATTATAACTATCAAACTTCATGGCATTTAACAGGGGAGCAAATAAGAAGTTTGCAGAACGCTAATTCTGATAAAGAATGGGTAAGACAACTTATTGCACAGGGAATGAGAACTTTAAGAAATGGCGCTGAGTCAATACTTCTTGATTCTATTTATCAAGGAGCATCCAGAGCTTGGGGAACAGCAGGGACCACACCGTTCGCAAGTGACATTAATGATATCGCAGCTGTAAGAAGAATACTTCTTGATAACGGCGCACCAATGGCAGATTTGCAAATGGTTATTGATTCAGCTGCAACTTATAATTTACAAAAACTTGCAATCTATCAGCAGGCAGCTTATGCAGGAACAGATTCAGAAAGAAGAAGCGGTTTATTTTTACCACAGTTTGGATTTAATGTAAGAACTTCCGCAGGTATTGCAACACATACAAAAGGAACTGCTACAGGAATGGATTCTACAGCAATAGAGCCAATAGGCGAAACTGTAATTGCAGTTGACGGTTCAGATTCAGGAACTATCCTTGCAGGTGATGTTATAACAAATAGTACAAAAGTTACAGCCGGGACAGACCTAAACAAATATGTAGTAGCTTCAGCAACAGCTTCAGGCGCAGCAAGTGGAAATATTACACTTAATCGTCCTGGTGTTAGAGTTGCAACAGCGGTTAATGATGAGTATGTAATAGGCTCTTCTTATACTCCAAACGTGGCCTTTGAAAGAAGTGCAATCGTTGGTGTTATGAGACCGCCTATCATTCCTGATTCACCGTTAATACAGCAAATTCCTATTTCAGACAGTAAGGGAATGACTTATTTGTTATGCCAGATTGTTGGTGATGGCATGATTACCTGGAGACTGCATTTAGCTTATGGCTTTAAAGCCGTTCAGCCTGAGCATATTGCAATCTTAATGGGTTAAGGGGGTAGTTATGTTAACTACAACAGAAAAAGCAATTCTTAATGTAGAAAGTCCAACAAATCAGCAGCTTGATTTAGGGACTGAAATATACGACGCTTCAGCTTCAGGGCTTTATTACTTGCCTGCAAACATAACAGCAGATGCGACAGGTGGCAAAGCCATAACTGTTCCTTTTGCTTGCGAGATAATGGATGTTATAGTACAGTCAAGGGCTACAAGTGGAAGCGGAACAGTTACAATTAAGTCTGGTGCTAATGCTATCACAGACGCTATTATAATGGCTGTAGACACTACAATGACAAGAGCGGGCACTATAAATGATGCTTATAGCACTCTTGCAACTACTGACACTATAACAGCGGTTACAAATGGAGCTACTGACTTTGGTTATGTGATGTTGGTAGTAAGAAAAGTATAAGTTTATGTTTACCACTTCTTCGGAGGTGGTTTTCATAAATTTATAAATATAATATAGAGAGGATATAATGGTACAAGATAGCTTAACTTCAGCACAGGCAGTAATGACAACAGACCATGCTTATATACACGATAAACTGGGATTCTCAGTAAATTTTGATACAGGTAGTTTAGCAGCAGCAGCGAGCTATAAAGTATCATTAACTACACCATCAAAACTTTCAAGAAAGGCAATACATCTTAGACCTACATTATTTAGTGCAACAGCTAATTTAATGGAGCTTGCAATTTATAAAGATAGTACAGCTACAGGCGGTACAGTTAATGTACTAAGGAATCATTATGATGAGGAATATCCTAAAATATCAGATTCTACTTTTAAAGTTGGTGTAACTGCAGCATTGACAGGAAAGCTTTTAATGGCTTCTACAGCAGGTGGGAACTTTGGCAATCAGCCAGCCGGTGATGCGGTAGATATTGTAAGCGATGAGATTTTAGATAACTTCCAGACAGTTACTATTTATGGGACTATAACAGGAGCTACAACTACAGTTACAAGTGAAGTATTGACACTTAATGGTACAACAGCGGTTACAAGTTCAATAACAACTTGGCAAAATATATTAGGAGTTGAGATGTCTGCAGCCAGTGCAGGGACTATAACAATTAGTGAAAATAGCGGTAGTGCAGAAATAACAACTATTACAGCATTAGGGGCTTTATCTTCAGGCGTGGCAACTATAACAGACTCTAATGCAAGAGATACTGTTTTAAGACACGATGCTAACGGGGCAAGTACTAAGGTTATTGGTATTGTTGGAACTGCACCGGATGGCACTGCACTATCAAGCGTAGATGCCTTAAATGGAGCGACTGAAGAAGCACATAACACGGATATATTTAGAACAGTTACAAAGATTCTTATAGGTGACGTTGAAAGTGCAAGAGAATGTTGGATATTAAGACCAGAAGTAAAATTAAGTTCTTTTAGTGCAGGAAGTGGTGGAAACTCCACAAAATCAGGCGGTTCTACTGGAGCAGATGATGAGTATGTGTTACAGCCTGAAACAACTTATGTTTTTGCATTTACTAATATCGGTACAGTTACAGCTTCCACAGGTTACGTCAGTCTATTCTTTTATGAGGAAGAAATGTAATGCAATTAAACTTAATCACACTTGCAACAGTTAAAGAACAGTTAGGAATATTAACAGCAACAACCACTTATGATGCTGATATAACTTTACTGATTCCTATTGTTTCAAATGATGTGAGAAGAATATTAAATTGTAATTTTGATAAATATCTTGGTGCTACAGTAACAAGCGGTTCAACTTCTGTTTATATCAGGGGAATAAATATTTTACAAATGGGTCAAGTTGTATATAGTCCAGCTTTACCGGATGACACTTATATATCATCTTATGACCCTACTACAGATGTTTATACATTAAGCACATCCGCTACAGCTGCAGGGTTATATGTTTACCCAACTATAACAACAGGTATGTGGCCAGCAATTTCTAAGATGATATATTATAAATTGACAAAGCAAACTACAGGGAGTGCAAGCGAAGAGCTTTACAAAAGTGTTTCTTATGGTAATGTCAGCAAGACTTTTTCAGATTCAGAAGTAAATAAAAAATATGATTATCCAAGCAGATTTATAAATGAGCTTGGAACACCTTTCAGTGTGGTTGGATAGATGGGATTTATCACAAGTATATCAACAGAGACTTTGCTAAGTGCTACATTTTACACAAAAGTAATATCTGTAACTAATGGCATACCAGCAGCCGAGACATGGACAACAGGGGTTACGGTTGACTGTCTTTTCTGGACCGGTTCAAGTGGGTTAAGTTTAGTTAATGACAAGCTTAAGACCATGGTTGACGGTGCAATTGCAGTTGATTATAATTCTACCATTGCAGCGATGGGCGATGACAACAAATTTGTAATAGGCTCTAAAAATTATAGAATACTTCATGTAGAGAATGTTGGTGAACAAAATGAGATGTTGCAGATATTTTATAAAAGGGAACTATCAAATTGAGTGTTAAAATAATAAAATATGGTGACCCTTTAAAGGGTGCAAAGGATTCTGTAAGTCAAGCTAATATAGAATTATTGGTAAGGGTTGCAGCTACAGCCAAGGCACTATGTCCAGTTGACAAAGGGCAGTTGAGACGGTCTATAATGTGGAAGGTGCCCGGGCAATCAGGAGGACATGAAGACGGGAATGTTTTGTCAACTTTTGCAAAGGTTGGTGAGGGTTTAGTTGGTACAGCTACAGATTATGCCGGTTATATAGAGTTTGGGACAAGGAATCAAAATGCACAGCCATATTTA